GATGTTGCGCTGCTGCTCTGTTCGGCGTTGCAGGCTAACCGTAACGCCCAAGCTCTGGACGACAGGATCCTGTGAGTCATTGCCAGTCTCCATTTCAACCTTGAACTGGAAACCGCGACCACGCTTAGTGGAGTTTGCAAACGGCTCCCAAGTGCCGTAGGTCGGAGAGCCGCTGGGCTCATCGTTGGTGGAGCGTGAATACAGCTCAGCGTTGGTTTCTGACAGGTCATCAGCGTCAATGTCGTCCCAGGTATCGATGTTGTCCGACCGCGAATCCCAAAAGTCGTCTGGGTTGATTGACGTAATCTGCAGGTTGGCTAGCAGCTCAACGTCATAGACAGCGCCCATGTCGAGCGTGTTGGCAAAGATGTAGTTGCCGACCGATACCACATCGCCAAAGAAGTCGATGTTGGTAACGCTGTCGAAGTCAGTGATGTCGTCGATCTGACCGTCAGCTTCGAGGGTGATGCCGCCTTCATCAACGCTGTTGAATGACTGAGAAAACGTGCCAGGAAAACTCGGGCTTTCTGTAAACGTCTGGACGACCTCAAGATCTTGTGGCTCAGGAAGTTCAACCTTAACTGTCGGGATTCCTGTCAGTGGCGCGTAGTTGCCGACAGAATCTTTAGCGCGAACAAGATAATGCCCGTCCTTCAGCGGAACAATCTTGCGAGTCGTGCTGCCATTGACGGTTGGAACAATCTTTTCAGACTGCGACCACTTAATGTCCCCCGTGGTCCGTGGGTTGTGGCGAATCTCAACCGTTCCACCAATCTTTACGTCAAGATCAGTCGCTTCAGGCCAATGCAGCTCAGCGGTGTGCTGGTCGATCGGCGTGATATTTAGGGCGGCAATGTTGGACGGCGGAGCAGTCTTACCAACAGCGTTAATCGTTGCAGTAGTTGCGTTGCTGAACCGCTTTCCTGTTCGCTCAACGTCTAAGTCATAACCAACAGCGCGGACAGAAACGTAATACTGACCAACCTGCGTATCTAAAATGTCGTGCCCCGTACCAGGGACAAAGACCTTTACAGAATTGTCCGCGTCTAGCCTGTACTCAACTTCATACTCGTTAGCTCGAACTGATTGTTGCCAGTTGACCGTAATTTTCTGAAGAACCTTGTCGCCTTCTTCGTAAAAAATTTCTTCGAGCTGCAGGTTTGTAACCGCGTCTGGCTTCTCAGCAAGCTGAGTAACAGTTCGCGCACCAAACGAAAACGTTGGGTCCTCAATAATCTGGTACTTATTGCGCTCATGCGCTGCTGCTGTAACTGTAAAAACGCCGTCACCTTCTTCAACGGTAAGGACGCGCCATTGCGTCAGGTTTACGTCTGAGTAGCCGATGTTGAACGGAGCCCCAGCCGTAGGAGCGATTGATGGAGTGCTGCCCGGAGTGACTGTGTTGCCAACAATGTTTGAACTGGATGACTGGAAGTAACTGCCGTCAGGCAGCATCGTGTGAAACACAAAGTCTGATGGCGCATTCGCTCCAAACATCTCGGTGTCACTTCGATCCAGCTTGATTGCACTGGTTGTAGAGCCGGATGAAATTCGACCAGCAACTACACGTCCAGCACGGACTGGATCGCTGATCTTGACGTAATCACCAGGGCGAACAGTGATGCCTGCCGCCATATCAGTTGAGAAGCTGCAGACCTCAGTTTCACGATGGCTCGTATAAAGAAACCACTTACCCAAGCGGTAAGCCTGCGTCCTGCTAGTGCAGGCAAAAGCGTCGATTTCCTGCTTGTTGTAGCCGTACTTATCTAGGAAGTTGACGTTCGGGTCTGCTGAGTTGATGAATTGACTGTTCAGCTCAACCAGCTCTTGACGAAAGTCCCTAGCTTCCATGTCAAAGTATCTGACGGCCACACAAGTCGGGCGACCTTTCATGCTGGAGCCTGAGTAGCTAAAGCCTTCTTCAGTAACGTTGGATTGGTTGAAGATGTAGTTGAAGTCTTCAGGGCGATCGTGTGCTAGTGAAATTCCGCCTGCTTCCCAAAAAGGCATGGCGCGGAATACAGAACACAGCTGCTGGATCAGCTTGTAAGCATCACCTTGGGAGTTGATTAAAACGTTGCAGCTGAAGCGCGGCTCTGTTCCACCAGGAATGTTTATTAGTTCACCGCAATATGCGCTGGCTTGCTGGAAGCTGTAAACGTCAAGATTGGTAGCAACGTCAGTCGTGCCCTCAAACTGATCACCTTCTCTGTCTTCAGCCTCTTTGCGTTCTTCAGGCGTAAGAATGTACGAACCAAGTCCATAACGAGTGCTGGTCAGCAGGTCATACAAAATCCACGCTGGATCATTAGTCCACTCCCGCGCAGCCTTAAAGGAACCGTTGAACGTTCCAGAATACGAAAGCGAACCGTCAGCTCTCACAGTTGCGTTGTGGGGAATGCGAATTTTTAGCCCTCTAATACGGAATGTTCGCTTGGGAATGCTTGGAAACTGTTGAGCGTCAAATTTGAAACCAAAAACTACGCTATTTGGATAACGCGTTTTGTCGGTAATAACTTGAACGTAGTTGTACCAAATAAATGTATCTTGTATTGTTTCACTGTCTGGTCTGACCTCTTGCGTGGTCCTGATAACACGAATCTCTACTGGATATTTTGCTGTGTTATTTACAATGTTTCCTTCAGCATTAGTCGTCTTGGTGTCAAGAGGAAGAACGTGTGTGCGTTGGTATAGATCTGGCGTGTAGCCCTCAAGCTGAAAGTTTCCATCGCCTAAGTACCCCTCGTTGTCGATAGTGTCTGTGCTGCCCTCAAGAGGCACATCAGCAAAACTAGAGTCACCGTTGTATTTGATTTGAATCTTGTAGCGAAACTCAGTGCCTTTGACCGTTCCATTGTCCTTGACTCGCGTAAGCGCTGGTACGCCTACAGTGATGTTTACTTGGTCAACATCAGCATCAGTAATTGATCTTGTTACTGGCGCTCCATCACTTTTAAAAAACGTTTGGCCTTCGGTGCCTGCGGGTACGCTTGCCTTAGGAACTTCGGTGTTGACCTGAACAGTGCTTTTGTTTGATGAGTTGCCAAATGCAGAAAGAGGTGGCTGATCTTGAGTGCCTAGTTCAACTTGAAACACCCCTTTGTCAACATCAAAATTTAAATTTTCTTTGATGTTTGCATCTGAAAGTTTACTTGAGTTGCTTACCTCAGCAGCAGAGTTTAAAACAGGTGTGTTGTTAAAAAATACGTCCTTAAGAGCACCGATTGCGTACTGCTCTGGAACAAGATTGTGACTAATTTTTACGCCATCAGGGTGTATGGCACTCGGAAACCCTTCAATCTCGCCTTCACATAGAAGATCAACGATCTGAGCCTTTTGCCTAGAGTTCAGATTGTCTAATGGCATCGTTAGAACTCCAGGTCTGCAATCAAGCCGGTGCTTAGAACCACGCTACCAACGATCATCTCGCCGTAAACAACAGGCACAGGGATGCCCTCCTGGCTGACGTTTTGCAGACCAGAAAAGGCAAAACCGCCACTAGGGTCTGCCTCGCCAAAATCAGACTGCTTTGGAACGGGCGTAATCATCTGCGCGATACCGCCAAGCGTTAAAGCCAAACCGATTTGACCTGCAGCAACTGAAAGACCGATTGATGAACCCGCAACGGCACCAAAACCTCCCGCTCCAAAAGTCAATGACGTGCCACCAGTGACAATCGCGGTGCCTATCAATGCAGCCCCTAACAGAATTGATCCAAGCCCACGCCCGCCTGCGCCAGATACAACAGGAATCACCTTCACCACATCAGAGTCAGCCAGCGGAAAATGCAGCTGCTCAGGATGGTCCGCCAGCTGTAAGTCAAACTTGCCGACAGCCACTTTGTAGTACCCGTCCCGCATCAGGCTGCGTAGCTCAGGAAAGTTACACAACAAAAACTTGATCGCATCGGCAGGCACACGCACCAATGCTTCAAACACGCTCTGACCGCAGTGCTCAGCCAGGTGCCCGTAAACCTTGACCGTGCGGAGCATCTCCCGTCAGCCGCTATACCTCACAATTCTACCTGTGACTTTCTGCCAGTACCCGTCCCAATAATCCCTAGAAGACAGCCTGCCTTGCAGCTGGTGCAGCATCTTGCCCTCTCCGATATAGACCGCAACGTGGTTTAAGCCGCGACAACCATCAAGACGCATAAACAGCAAATCGCCTTTTTCAGGCTCCATGCCGTCTGTTTCAACAAAACCCGTGTCTGCAAAACACTCCTCAAACATCGGAGACTGACGAAACAGTTCTGAACTGGCAGGCCGTTGCCAGTCCCGCAGCTTGATCCCAAGCGTCTGCCGATACCAGTCACGAACAAGTGTCCAGCAGTCGGATACGCCCCACACCCACTCACGTCCCACCAAAGGGGCTTCATAGCCAGACGGCTTGATCTGGCACCAACGCTCGTCAAGCAAGCTGACGATGTGCCAAGGCAAGCCAAACTGTTCGCACGCCATCTTGTCCGCTTCACTAGCAACTGCAGGCGTCTGCGGATGGCTGTGGACAATGGCAAGAATCGTTCCAACATCCTCAGCCGCCGCATAGTCGAACGGGTCAAGGATGAAAAAGTCATCTTCAGTTGAGACGTTCTTACAGGGCCAGTACCGCTGACGGCCCTTGACAACCACCAGCAGGCCGCAAGCCTCGCGCGGCGCGTCTTCTTTTGCGTGTTGGAGCGCAGCTTCCTGCCAGTCCTGCATCAGTTGTTTTGACCGACACTAGGGAACGATCCGAACGGCAGCGCACCAGAGCCAAACCGCGCTTTGCAGGCGTCTAGCGTTTTTTCGCACTCCCCTACGATTTCAGGCGGCACTACTTGGCCTGGAATCACAGTTGTTGTGACCTGTGGTTCTGAAGTGACGGGCGGGTTGTCAGACGACCAAGTGACATCACTGCCGTCCGAATCTTCAACTACAAGAACGCCATCGTCCTTAAGGCGCAACTGCTTAGCGTTAAAGCCAGTCGTTGAAACCTTGTAGGCTGGGCCGACCTGTGTTCCCTCAAGGGTTCCGGCAGGGTTTGATGAACTGCCGAACGGGTTGTTGTTTGCGCCAACAATCTCACCAACCGTGACAAGCGGTACAAAATCTTCTTCGTTGCGCCAAAGACCAGTTTGGGCGTCCACTGAAACGCTATTAATTCTGTTAAAGCCTCTGGTCAAACCTGTGAAATGCCCAGGGTCAAAGTTAAACGCCTCAAACGTAAATGTCAGTGTGATGGTTCGTGTACCTAGCTCATCGTCTACATCAGTGAACTGTCTTTGCACGGTAACTGTGGCATTTGAGTTCGCTTCTGATTCCGTAGGCGACCTGCCGACAAGCTCATACGAAAATGCACCAGAACGCCCCAGTCCTACATCTGCTGGATACCAAACGGCAGCAGTGCCATCACTTAAACGCGTCAATGACGAAACCTGCCCAATCTTGTGAATATTTGGCGACCAAACAACAGAACCACCGTTGTAATCGTCACGGCTGACGCTGTTGTCATAAATGACCAAGTTGCCATCAGCCTGCATAACAAGCTTGTAATCACCTAGTCCGCGAACGCTATTGCTTGCCCAGTCGTTGTAAAAGTCGTAAGTCGGCTCTGGCTTTGTGTAGATAACAAAGTTTCCATCAGTCTGCATTACAGCCGTAAACCAGCCGTTCGACGAAACCAAAGATTCTCCACCTGATAGCTCATTGCCTGCAGTCAGCTTGTCTGCTCCACTGTTGTAGGTGTAGCTGGTTGCTGCCGTCTTAACGACCTGATCCCCGGTAGAGGTGTAGTCAGCAGTGCCCCCATAACCGCACTCTTTGCCGCGATACTTCCACTGACAAAGATTTTGCATCACCAATCGTCGCGGCGCTCTTGCATTTGCAAGGTCCAGCGACGACACCATCTCAAACTCAACAAAGTCGCGAGTCTCAGCGACCTTGCGGTCGATGTAATACACCTCCTTTGGCATCTGGCCTGTAGCGCTGTAGTTAGGCGTGCCGTAAGGATTTACGTTGTCCTCCCAGTTGCTGCTGTCTAGAAAACGGCTCAGAGTCCTGATGCGCGTAACCTGCGCTCCATTCAAATCATTCCCCGGCGTAATTAAATTGACGCCAAGCAGTATCTGGGTGATGTTGCCGTTGAGGTTGGCAATTCGGATTGTGGGACGTGGCAGGCCACCATCGCCTTTGTACTCAAAACCAGAAGCTTCAATAGGCAGCGGAACATACGTCTCTCCGCCGTACTTAATTGAATAGGCGTTCAGAATGTCGTCGCTACTGGTCGGCTCTGTGGTGTTGCGATTACGCCCAGCATGAAAGTAATAGACGTTATCGGCCCCGTGCATCGTTTCAAACGTTTTGAGCTGAAACAACTCAATAACCGCAAACGGCCCAGAGTTAAGTAGCTCTTCATATACACGATCTTCACTCATGGCTCAATAACCTGCTGGAACGTTGCTGTGATCGTTGCCCTGTTCAAATACGGTATGGACTTGGACCAGTCTTGGCCAATCCACTT